CAGAAAAGACGCGATGAAGTTGCTACAGGCCATCAACCTAGCAATTTAAACGAATATTTAAAACCTTTTCAACATGCCATTGTTTCTTGGGCTGTACGCCGTGGACGCTCTGCCATTTTTGCTGATACTGGACTTGGTAAAACCATTATGCAATTGGCATGGGCTAATGAGGTGCAATCTTACACTAATGGCAAGATTTTAATCTTAGCGCCTTTGGCCGTATCCGAACAAACAATAGAGGAAGGTGCAAAGTTTGGCATTGAAGTTAAACGAGTGCCATTGGGTCAAGACATACCGAATAATGGCGTATGGATTACAAACTATGAGCGCATGGATGCTATCAACTTTGCAGAATTGCATGGATTGGTATTAGATGAATCTTCTATTCTTAAATCGCATACCGGAAAAACACGCCAGCTAATTATTGATTCGGCGCAAGGCATACCTTATCGCCTTAGCTGCACAGCAACACCAAGCCCTAATGATTTTGAAGAACTAGGCAATCAATGCGAATTTTTAGGCGTAATGACACGCACTGAGATGTTAGCCACTTATTTTGTTAACGATACCGGCGATACCGGAACATGGCGTCTTAAAGGATGGGGTGCTTCTAAATTTTGGGAATGGATGGGTAGTTGGTCAGTTGTTGTACGTAATCCATCTGATATTGGATTTAATGGTGATGAGTACATTTTGCCGCCTTTACAGTATTTTGAGCATGTAGTTGAAGCAAACAAACTATTAGAAGGTGAGTTATTTGCTAAAACAGCGCAAACATTGCAGGAACGCCGCAAAGCACAGCGCGATAGCATTGAAGATAGATGTCGCGCATTGGCCGATGTTGTTAATGCTGATAAATCAGAACCTTGGCTTATTTGGTGCCATCTTAATGATGAAGCTGAAATGCTTACAAAATTAATTGATGGTGCAGTCAATATACAAGGTAGCGATACACCCGAAACAAAGTCTAAAAATCTCATGGGTTTTGCACATGGTGATATTCGCGTATTGGTAAGCAAACCAAAAATTGCAGGCTTTGGGATGAACTGGCAACATTGCGCAAGAATGGCGTTTGTTGGACTAGATGATTCGTTTGAAAAGTTTTATCAATCAGTGCGCCGTTGTTATCGTTTTGGTCAAAAACGCAATGTTCAAGTGCATTTATTTACCTCTGAATCTGAAGGCCAAATACTGATAAATTTAAAACGCAAAGAAGAACAGCATCATCAAATTAGCAAACAAATGATTGATTTTATGAAAGATATTATGAACAATGAATTAAAAGGTCAACAAAACATTGTTGATGAATATAAAGAGGATACCTATAAAGCTGATAATTTTACCGTGCATATGGGTGATTGTGTGAAGTGGACACGCCGCATGGAAGATAACAGTATTGATTATTCTGTGTTTTCACCTCCGTTTGCAGATTTGTTTGTTTATTCAAACAGCGATCACGATATGGGAAATTGTAAAAATGATGCTGAGTTTGTTGCGCAATTGCGTTACCTTATTTCAGAGTTGTTTCGTGTAATTAAACCGGGGCGTAACGTTTCTTTTCATTGCATGAATTTGCCTACAACAAAGATGCGCCAAGGCTTTATTGGTTTACGTGATTTTCGAGGAGATCTGATTCGCGCATTTCAAGATGTGGGTTTTATTTATCATTCGGAAGTTTGCATTTGGAAGGATCCAGTAGTTGCAATGCAACGTACAAAGGCATTAGGACTGTTACATAAAACCATACGAGAAAACAGCACAATGAGCCGCATGGGATTGCCTGATTACGTTGTGACAATGCGCAAGCCTGGCGATTGTGAAGATAGAGTTAAGCATGGCGATGATTTGCCAGTAACTATGTGGCAAAAATACGCTAGCCCTATTTGGGATGACATTAACCAAAGCCGAACATTAAACAAACTGCCAGCACGTAACGAAAACGATGAGAAGCATATGTGCCCGTTGCAATTGGATGTGATTGAACGTTGCATTCATTTATGGACTAATCCCGGCGATGTAATATTTTCACCATTTACAGGTATTGGCAGCGAAGGTTATTGCGCCGTAAAGATGAATCGTAAATTTATCGGAACTGAGCTAAAACCACAATATTTTGAATTAGCAGTACAAAACATCAATGATGCATGTAACAACAATCAACAAGGATTATTCTAAAATGAGCACTATACCTGAATCTACAAACTCAATTACAAACCTGATTGACAGCTACCACGCTGCAAAGACTGAAGCCCCACGCGCCCACCTTGGAGCCTCTACATTAGGCCATCATTGCGAGCGTTGGCTCTGGCTATCGTTTCGCTGGGCGGTGCTAGAACAGCATCCCGGTCGCATTAAGCGCCTGTTTCGTCGCGGCCAAAATGAAGAAGCAACCATTGTGCAAGACTTAAAAGCAATCGGTGTAAATGTACACAGCGAACAGTACCGCGTGGACTTTGGTTCGCATGTTAGCGGGTCAATTGATGGCATTGCGTCTGGTGTGCCAGGTGCGCCAAAGACTGAGCATGTGGTGGAGTTTAAAACTCACAGCAAAAAATCATTTGATGATTTAGACAAAAACGCCGTACAAAAATCTAAACCGATGCACTATACCCAGATGCAGGTTTACATGCACGGCCTAAAGCTAGACCGCGCCTTGTATGTGGCAGTGTGCAAAGACGATGATCGCATTTATACAGAGCGCATCCACTACGATGCAGAGCATGCAGAAAAAGCAATTGCTAAAGGCCACCGTGTAACAATGTCCGATTACATACCGGCACCATGCAGCACTGACCCTACATGGTACGAATGCAAGATGTGTGCGGCGCATGATTTTTGCCATGGCTCGAAAACCACAAAGCAAGTCAATTGCCGCACTTGTGCACACATTACGCCATTGCAAGATAGCACAATGCATTGCGCCAAGTGGGATTCTGTAGTCCCAACTGAGGCGCAAATAGCAGGATGTGATAGCCACGTTTTTCACCCTGATCTAGTGCCGTGGAAGCGACTAGAAAGCCCTAGCGACATGATAGCCGTGTATCTTATCAATGGTGCCGAATACGCTAATGGTGAGCCGGTAGAAGGCGTTTACAGTTCCGCGCAATTATTGGAGTTAGCAAAATGATGATGTTGTATCGTTTTTATAAGATGTACCGCAACTTTGGATGCACCCGAATCGAAGCTTTGCGCCGCGCTAATCGCCAGGTTAAATACCATGCATAAGGAGCATTTAAATGAGTTGGCTTTATTCGCGGGCGCTGGTGGAGGAATACTTGGCGGAAAACTGCTTGGATGGCGAACAATCTGCGCAGTTGAATGGGAACCATACCCAGCTAGCGTATTGTGCGCACGACAAAATGACAGCATTCTCCCGCCTTTCCCGATTTGGGATGACGTACAAACCTTTGACGGAAAACCTTGGAGAGGAATTGTTGATGTTGTATCTGGCGGATTTCCGTGCCAAGACATTAGCGCAGCAGGAAAAGGAAAAGGACTTGACGGAAAGCGAAGCGGGATGTGGCGCGAAATGGCACGAATTATTAGCGAAGTACGACCCAGATTTGCATTTGTGGAAAATAGCCCAATGCTCACTACTCGCGGAGGAACAAGAGTTATTGCAGATCTTACCCAAATCGGGTATGACTGCAAATGGATTGTTATTGGAGCTTCCGATGTTGGAGCGCCGCACCAAAGAAAGCGTATATGGATTGTGGGCAACTCCAACAACAATGGACAAATTGCCCCCGAAGTCAGAAAAGGCGCTACACAAGGAAGCAACTCAAGCAAGGCCAGGGCGAAGCAAACCAGCGAATTTACGAGATCAAGTAAGCAATATGCACAATTGGCCAACACCGACCGCGCACAATGCAAAGGAGACAAATGCACCCAGCGAAGCCAATCGGAATACTCCGACATTGGCGAATCAAGTTGGTGGGAAACTGAACCCGATGTGGGTAGAGTGGCTGATGGGGTGGCCGCTAGGGTGGACAGACTTAAAGCCATTGGTAACGGACAAGTGCCATTGTGTGCAGCTACCGCATGGAGATTGTTAAATGCTTAGAAAATATCAACAACGTGCTATTGACCAGCTATACGCATGGTTTGCAGCGGGTAACGATGGCAACCCGTGCCTAGTTTTGCCCACTGGTGCAGGTAAAAGCCACATTGTGGCCGCGCTATGCAAGGGTATCTTGCAAGAATACCCAGATCAGCGCATTTTGATGTTAACGCATGTGAAAGAGCTGATACAGCAAAATGCTGAAAAGATGCGCCAACATTGGCCTAACGCGCCGATGGGTATCTATAGCTCTGGTTTGCGTTGTAAAGAACTAGGAGAACCGATAACCTTTGCCGGCATACAATCAGTGGCTAAACGTGCCGCTGAAATAGGTCATGTGGACATTGTAATCATTGATGAGTGCCATTTGGTTAGCCACAAAGATGAGGGAGGGTATAGAACGCTATTAGCGGCCTTGCAAGCCATTAATCCAGCATTGCGGGTAGTTGGATTGACCGCTACTCCGTACCGCTTAGGCCACGGTTTAATCACGGATGCGCCTGCTTTGTTTAGCGCATTGATTGAGCCGGTGAGCATTGAGGAGCTAATTTTTAAAGGATATTTATCAAAGCTGCGAAGCAAGATAACTAAGGCCAAACTGTCCACTGAGGGTGTGCATAAGCGAGGCGGTGAATACATCGAATCAGAGTTGCAAGCTGCCGTCGATACAAACGACAAGAATCAATCTATTGTTAGCGAAGTAATCCGGTTAGCCGGTGATCGCAAATCATGGTTGTTTTTCTGCTCTGGTGTTGACCATGCGCGCCATGTGCAAGAGGTTTTAAGCGCGCATGGCATTACATCGGCCTGCGTAGTTGGAGATACGCCGGACACCGAACGTGCGCGCATACTTGCTGATTTTAAGGCGGGTAAGATTAAAGCCTTAACTAATGCCAATGTGCTTACTACCGGATTTGATCATCCTAGCATTGACCTGATTGCCATGATGCGCCCCACTATGTCGCCAGGGCTATACGTGCAAATGGCCGGCCGAGGTTTACGCATTGCAGACGGTAAAACAGATTGTATGGTGTTAGATTTTGCCGGTGTAGTTGACCAGCATGGGCCGATTACAGCCGTAAAACCTCCGCCAAAGAAGGGCGATAAAGTAGGCGAAGCGCCGGTTAAAGTTTGCGAACAATGTCAAGAAATTGTGCATATTAGCTGTAAGATATGCCCAGCATGTGGTGCTGCTTTTCCTGAGATTGAAAAGCCAGCGTTAAAGCTGCATAACCTAGACATCATGGGCATAGAAGGTATTGATCTGGACGTTACAGCATGGCAATGGCGCAAGCATATCAGCCGTGCAAGCGGTAAAGAGATGCTCGCAGTTACTTACTATGGCGCGCTGTCAGATACGCCTGTAACAGAGTATTTAACGGTCATGCATGATGGTTACGCCGGTGAAAAAGCAAGGCGTTTGCTAGCTGTGCTAGCAGATCAATCCAGCGCCACGCTTGACTATTCAATCGCTGACATACAGCAACATGCCGACGTTTTAAACCTAGCCAATGCCCCAGCCGCTATTGAATATAAAAGCGAAGGTAAATTTTTTACAATAATGAAAAGGACTTTTCAATGAGATTGCAAGAACCCGAATTTGTAACGTTGTACCGCCAACAAATACAACAAAGACCCCCCAAAGTGTGCCATACCTGCGAAAGCTACCAGCAGAATGGCATGTGTTTGGAATTTAACCAAGAGCCGCCGGAGTTGTTTACTCGCACTGTAGGCGTGTGTGACCTGTGGACTGAGGAGATACCATTTTGACTATCAAACGCAACAACAAGATGCTTGCTATTTGCAAAGCATTGGAAACTGTACAACCTGCAAAATATCAGGCCATAACTGCCGCATATGGCATGGCATGTGAAAAGCATGTTCATACATACCTAAAGCGCGCTATCAGCTATGGCCTGATGCACAAAGATGCAAACCTGCTTTACACGCTAACAGCCAACTGGAAAGAGATCATTGCTAAACCGATGGAATTGCAAGATGTATATGTACCTCAACCTGCACGTTTTAAACGCGTATCTAGCGTGTGGGACTTAGCCCATGCTTGATAAAGTACCAAGCGAGCATTACGAACAATCTATGTTTGTGCAATGGTTTAGACGCACTTATCCTGATGTGCTTATCTTTGCCATACCTAACGGTGGTGCTCGCAGCATCACTACAGCAGCCGCGCTCAAGGTCGAGGGTGTCACTAAAGGCATACCCGATCTATTTATCCCAGCTTGGCGTTTGTGGGTTGAGATGAAGCGCATTAAAGGTGGAGTTGTAAGCCTCGAACAAAAAAACGTTAAAAAGTACCTTGAAAGTGTTGCAATGTGTGTTATAGTTTGCAAAGGTGCTGAGGATGCTAAGATGCAAATTCAGCAATTCTTACAAACGATAAAGGAACCAAGTGATTAAAGATAAGTTTTTTAGCATGCGTATGACAAAGGATATGTTAGATGCGCTCAAGGTGGAGGCTGCTAAAAACAGCCGCACCGTTGCAGGTCAAATTATTGCTTACATTAAGCAAGGTTTGCAAAATGTATGAAATAGACATTAATCCAGAGGGACCATGCGCAAAGGCTGTTTATTGCATGATAGCCAGCCAGCGTTATCTTAAAAATTCACAATGGCCAAACAAAAAAGAATTGTACGTTGCTGATGGAAGAGCATTTGCCAAAGTGAAAATTGCAACTCCACGCCTGATTGAAACTCAAAAAGAATTAAAAAAATGGATAGACCCTAAAAAGGTTTATTTTATGGATGCAATTACAGGTACGCTTTATTTTGAAGATGGAATTTGTGTTAGCAATTATAAAAAACAACGTAAGTTTGTACGTGACCAAAAATTGGCAACTAAGATTTTAAATGAAACCAGAGCAATATGATTAAACAAACTCAGGTCGGTGGAGATCATTACAGCAAGTTAAAAATACAACCAATTGATTTTATACATGGTAACAAAATCAGTTATATGGAAGGTAACGTAATTAAATACGTTGTCCGGTGGCGTGATAAAGGTGGGATAGAAGATTTACGCAAGGCTCGCCATTATTTAGATTTGCTTATAGAAATGGAAACTAAATGCTCGGTAGCAATAGACCTTTAATGCTTTGCGAAAAATGCGAGACAAAACGTGTCCCTGAAGGTGGGATTTTTATAGGACAAACGCGCTGGTTATGCGCTAGATGTTGGAAGAAACGCAATGACAAAACGAAGAAAACGGCCTAGCAGTGTTTATAGTTTTTTGGATGAACTTATGGCTAGTCCAACTCAACCAATGCCTGTGGCAATGCGAAATTCACAGCTAACCCAAATGCTTACCGGGTTAAACGCCATGGAGAAGGATGCATAACCAAAAATTAGAGACTGGCAGGTTGTAAGCGATGCCATCAATTTAATGGAGACGTTAGTTGCAATGCGCGTATGTGATGATGCTAGCGGGTTATTAAATGATGCTATTGCAGCTATGGCTAAAGCAGGCCAACGGCATATGGCCGGTGGAAACATACGTTTAGATGCTAACGGCATACAAGCGGTTAGAGCTGTGATAGAGGACTATGCAAGCATGCTTGATATGGTGTCACACCGAGACATGGTGCATTGCCATCGGCAAACTGAAAAACGTATTTTAGAAATTTTTAAAGGCAAAAATTTGCCGCATGACGTGAAAGTGATTGCGCTGTGAAAAGTGATTTGATGGAACCCATCTTAATGACAGATAGAGATAAATTAGCGGTTGAAGCGGTGATTGAATTGTTACCGCGTTATGCAAAGCAGTTTAATTTTGACATTGTGGCTATAGCTTATGCGATGGCCGACGAAACATTAAATGAAATTGAAAGGACTAAAAAATGAATGACGATTTTTATTACCAACACACATTTTCCGATTGGTTTTATACTTTCTTAGTGGCTTTAGGTGCCGTAGGTGCTGTAGCTATAGCCGTGGTGGTAACACTATGAACTACAAACCAGCTCTTGAATATGCAGGTTTTATTGTTTTGTCAGACCTAGTTACACGGTTGAAAGAACATGCAAAAACTACATCAAACCTGAACCTTGCATGTGATATAGCAATGGCAGCAAGTTTGATTGAAAATCTTTTAAAGGGTGCTGATGACTTCAAATAACGTCAAATTAGTATGGTCTACGCCCGATGCAGATGCAATGATTGCCGAGATTGCGCGTGTATCCAATCCCGATAATCAAAAGAATCCAAACATCGAGGGTTTGCTAAAGTACATGATGCGGGAAGGTCACGTAAGTCCTTTTGAAATGGCTAACGCTTGCGTCGAGATTACGACAACCCGCGATATTGGCCGACAGATTTTGCGCCATCGCTCATTCAGTTTTCAGGAATTTAGCCAAAGGTATGCAAACGTTGATAGTTTGCCTGATGCGCAGTTACGTGAGTGTCGCTTGCAAGATACTAAGAACCGTCAGAACAGTATTGCAACGGATGACTATGAGCTAACCCAGACATGGGAACTAGCCCAACAAACCATATTAAAAGAAGCGCATACCGCTTACCAGTGGGCACTTGAACAAGGCATTGCTAAAGAACAGGCAAGGGCATTCCTGCCCGAAGGCTTGACCACTTCCCGTATGTACATGAACGGCAATATTCGTAGCTGGATTCACTACCTACAAAGCAGACTGCATGAATCGACCCAAAAAGAGCATCGGGATATTGCGGTTGAAGTTCTGGCAATCTTACGCAAAGTTGCACCTGTAACAATGGCAGCGTTTTTTCAAGCAACTAAGCCTGTAAGATAGATAGTCTTACCATCTTTTTTGATAGCGGTTAAAGCCTGATTTTTTAGGCTTTTAGGGTCATACGATACATGCACCCAGCCGCTATGCGGATTGCCCATTACGTAAAATTCTAAAATTACTTGCGTAAACTTTAGATTAGCTTGTATCCATTCTGCTAAATCATAATTAGAAATCCCTGGCACTTCAATATCCGCTGCAAAGCCTTGCATATGGTCTGATGTTTTAGAGCCGCCCACGGCCTTATTAAGCGCCTCTCCACGGTATCCACTGCTTATCTTTACCGGCTTTTCGTAATGCTCGCGTATAGGCTGCAATACGTTAATAACCAATTCTCGCAAATTCTGCAATATTCCCTGTGTTGGTGTATTGTCTAAATTGTTGCGTAAAGCAATATCGCTTTTTATCAATTCAAGCAATGTAAAGTTTTCGCTAAGTTTCATTTTTTAGTTCTCATATCTGCCAATTTTTCCACTGTACGACCGCCAAAGTAGGCCAAAAATATGATCTGCCCCCACTGGCCTAGCAACTGTACATAGGATTCTTGCGCGTTGTAACCGTAGGCCGACATAAAGGTAAACAAAAAATAAGCTACAAAGATGGCTATAAGCGCCATAGGGCGTATATTTTTAGATAGCCAGCTATCACTAGCCATGTCAGCTTTCCATCGGTCTGATACGGCTGTATGCTCAATCTCAAATAGCTTGGTATCGTTAGCCATTTTAGCCAACTCGCCATCCTGAGCCATTACAGCAAGCTCCATTTGCGCTTTAGCTTTAGCTTCAGGGTCAGGGATTAACTTGTCAATGAGTTTTCCGCCAACGGTTAACAGTGCATCTAAACCAAACATATAAAACCTTTCAAGGCGAAGCCTTTAAATTGTAAAACCGCAAGGTGTCTAATACCTCTCCGCGCAATTGCATACGCCGTAAAGCATCTACCATGCGAGCGTATAAATCCTTGTATTTGCTTTTTTTGCTTACACCAAAGCCGTAGGTAATCTGCTTAATGTCTCCGGCAACTCTTGGCCCAATGATTGAATGCTTTTTAAGCAAAGCCAAACCAACATCTTTATTAACCACTACCGCGCCATTGGCACCATATTTGCCCGTTATTAAGTGCTGGTAACTGGCAACAATGCTGGGTTCGATTACTAGATTAAAGCCATCAAAACCCATTGCAATGCGTTTGTCTGCTACCTCTTTAGCCACAATGCTGGTGCCACTTGGCCCATATGCGCCAACGGTCATACCATCAAGCGTAGACACTCCGCCATATTGCCACGGGTTACGCGATGTAACAAAAAAGCTGTAACTGGTGTTTACAATAGATGGCGATAGATAAAACAACTCTGCACGCTCTGGCACTTCTAGCAGGATGCTAAACACTACATCGGCTTCACCATCTATAGATTGTTTATAAGCATCTTTCCAAGGCAATAAATTAAACTCACAATTTAGCTTTGCTTCTTTGCATATTGATCGCATGATGGTGTACATCGGGCCTTGTATCACGCCATTATGCAAAGTTTGAAATGGTGGAAAATCCTCGGTAACAATTTTTACAGTTTGCCCATATGCAAACCCTACTGATAAAAAATAAGCAAGAACGTATTTAATCATTCTCAGGCACCTCAAAACATAAATCAGGTAGCTTTGCACTATGCTGCGCCAAAGACAGCGCAGGTCGCCAATAAACCACCGTATTGCTGCACCATGCGCCCGTCATGTGTGGTGGTAATATGATAGACCGCAATACGACATAATCCCCTACTTGGTTAACTATTACGCCGCCTTCAACTGCAACGCTTTGGCCGCCGTTGTATTGCCGGTGCAAAGTACGATAGATGGTTAGCTCGGATATATCTGTTCCAACAAAGCCTCGGCTTTCAACCAATATATTGTTACCATCTTTTTTAGTTACCATAGTAACGCTGTCAGAGGTTGTAAATGGCGTTGATGATGTAGTAGTAATGTAAACAATAACGCCTAAAAACAGCGTGCATATAAAACTAAACCATCCACCAAGCCTAATAATCCAATGGGCTTGTAAACTCATTTTTTAACCTCGGTTATAGCTGGTGTTGGTGTAGTAATACTAGCAGCTTGCACCCATTCTTTAAACTTAGCCTGACTACCCAGTGCAAACAATGCAGCAATAAAAACAACAATTGCTGTTAATCCTTTTTTCATAATGTCATCGCGAAAAGAGCGCCAAAACTTTTTACGCTCGTTGGATGCTTCTTCGCGTTTATTTAACATTACATGCACGTCATGGTGCTTTTTAATATTGCCATCGGGTGTTGCTTTAGTCATGGTGTCATGCAACGCATCTACTTTTTCAGTTAATGTGTCCATTTTGTTAGCCTGTTCAGTTAATGCAGTTCTAACCCAATTACTAGCCTCACGGTTATCTCCGCGTCGCTCAAATTCCTTAGGCAATTCATCGCTCATTTTTGAAACAATCCAATAATAAGTTTAGACAATATGACAATACGGTTAATGCGTTTGCCATAAACGTGATTTGTTTTTGTGAAAAAATCAAATTTAGACATTGCCGACAATGTGTGATTGTCAAACCATAAATCTGCAATAGATGCAACACAATGATTAATTGATTCTGCACCATTTGATTTTACAAAATGCAATTCATAACGTCCAGTAAAAACCAAATGCAAAATAAAAGTAGCAATGCTTTTATTAGCCATCAACCAAAAAATGGTTAAAGCAAAGTCTTCGCAATCGCCATAATAAAAGCCATTTGATTTAGGTTGCATTACAAACCAAGCATCACGCAATAACGTAATGTCGGGTTCGTATAAAAACTTTTCTGATACGGTATCAATTGCATCTTCTAAAATCATAGCCCTTGCCCCTGCACAATGTACACGGTAGCCGCTGACCCCGCTAAACCGCTAAAGTAACTAGCAGGGTTAAAGCGTAACACTTCTACCGCGCCTGGCACCAATACAATGGCGCTAGATGGCGTCCCTGCAACGGGTGCCACGGCATTAGCCTGTGCGTCTGCCGCACTAGCACCAAAGCCAAGAAAAACAGTGTTAGAACCTCCGTTAACAATGCGATATTGGCCGGTAGCTTGGTTGCTTGCAAATTGGCTAACAAGTGCCTGTACGCCCAATGGTGCTGTTGCTGCCGCTGCTATAACAACGGTTTTACCTTGCGGGGTAAATGCGATTTGTGAATTGGTTGACATGATTAAATTCCTTGTACAATAGCCGCTTGATATGCGCTAACCACAGCCGTTGTGTGAGTAACAGAACAAATAGCCTTCACACGCGCATCCTCGCTGCTATAGTCATTGCCGGGGGCAACAACGTGGCGATGAAACTTGCTACTGATTTCAACGCCATCTTCTTTGATAGCGGTTTTGGTGCGAACTTGAATGCAGCCGTTTTCAATGACTTCAATCATATCGACAGAGGTAACTTTTTCGAGAGCCATGATGATTCCTTGTTTCCAACCTAACCATCCAGTTAAGCATTAAGGTTTCCAGTTGTCCGAACTGGTACGGTTAAATTTACCACGGTAAATACGGTTCAGCTTGTTTTTTTACTAAATGAAGTTCAATCTTTTTTGCCACCTGTGCCTCGTTGTCTTCTTTAAAATGCGTAATAACTTCTTTTTCAATGCCGTCAGATTGATCAACAAGCCTAAGCGTTTTTGGGGCAAAACACCAATTTAACACTTGTTCTTCGGTCAACTGATCATAGTCAGTAAAAGAATCACCCAAGACAAATTTACAATTGCCAGCGGCAGCGGCAGACATTTGATTTGCGTTATCTATGGCTTGAACAAACCAATCTGCGCTAACAACAACATTGATTTTTCCAACCAATTCTGGAGTTACTTTTAATTTAGTAATTGACCATTTAAAAGAAATTGACATGGCTACTCCTTATTTAATAGATCGCGAAACCTCAACCCATTGACTACTGTTAATTTTAGTCATTGTAATAATTGAATTTGCTGTTGGGGTTACGTTTGCAGAGCCAGTTAAAATAAAATTTCCAGAATTAACTAGCGTTGTGTTTGCATCGCCAAAATATATTTGAATAATTTGCCCATTGTTTCCAATTAATGTGGTTACATTTTGCGGGGCGCTATTTACTAGCTTTACAAATGCAGAACCAGTTACTGCTGGAGTAGCACCACCGTTTGTAATAGTGTATGTTGTGCTGATACTAGTTGACCCGCTAGCATAAATATTTTGTAAATTAACATCTTGAAATTGTGCTGCTTGTTGAACAAAATTTACGCTGCAATTTCTCGATGAAACTTGTGTTTCTGCTCCAGTTCCAATAATTCCATACCCAGTATTAAACGCAACAGAATCAAAAATATGATGCATTAATCCATAGGTTGCAGCAGGGTTAACTGATATGTTGCCGCCAATAAATCCACCATAAATAGTTATTGGCTGTTGGCAAGTTAACGTAATACCAGAATTTGCCGAGTTAATGATTGGATTTATAATTGTTATTGGATACCCACTTGTTACACCCGTATTAAATTGTTGCAATATAAACGGAATGTTTGCTGAACCTTCGTTATACCAATATGAGCAAATAAAAGGTTGACAAATATTAATTATCTTAATTTGCGCTGATGTGGCTATAAACCCCATGCAACCATAAAGATTGCAAGAGCCGTTTTGATACTCAACCAATGTATCTGCTTGGGCAAAAAAACAATCTGTGTAATCAATAATGAACGCATTGGTGTTTGTATTGCGAATGCAGTTTCGTGCGCGGTTTGTTCCAGAAGTGTAGTTGTGATACTGATACAACAAGCAATTGTAAAAATAACAGTGATCTCCCCCAATTGTTCCATCGTATCTGTGAACTACACCAGTAGCATTTGTTGCTCCGTAAAACTCACAAAAACTAAACTTTAAATATGTATTGTTAACTGTTCCGTCAAAATAACATACATTGTCCGAATATTGACCACCATCAAAAGCCAAACCAGAAATATTTAAGTTGTACACACCTTGAAAATTTACAAATTTTGTTGAGGCACTTCTAGCTTTTAGCGTAGCAGTAGGTGCGCCAAATGCGCCAGATGCAAAGTTTTGGGTTGGCCCTTCAAGAATCAAGCCAGAGTCAGATGGCCCAAGAGTAAAAGGGTCAACCAAATATGTGCCAGTAGGGATTACACCTTTGGCCCCAGACGTAGTACAAGCTGATTTAAAAGCCAACCATGCTGCCGTATCATTAGCTGCACCATTGCCAACTGCGCCATAATCTTTAAGATTAAGGACTGGCGCGTCAACCATTGAGTAAGTTACTTTAGTGAGAGACATTTCATTCCTTAAACAAAATATGTTGCGGAAAAAATAATAGCGCTTCCACTGGCAACAAATGTGGTAACTGAATACAACTGTGTTGAAGTTCCTATGACAATCGCAGAACCTCCAGATGAAACGCCGGCGGTAATACCTGCTGGCGTATTATCGGCAGCAGTAAAAGGAAGATTACTGGTAATGATATTTGGTGCGCCAACCGCAATGGATGTTGCCCCAGACATTGTTCCGACAATCGTTACTAATCGTCCAACCTTGGTGTAAGTACCGCTAGAGCTAAAAGCGCCTACAACAGTCACAGCAGCGCCTTGGTTTGGTGTCCAAGTACCTTCCTCATAGTCAGCCAGCAACTCGCTTGTGCCTGTGCCTGGTGTGGCAGAAAAGTCGATGCCTTGGCCGCTGGCAACAATCAAATTGCCTGTGGACAGTGTGACGTTACCCGACAACGTAGGCGCAGCAGACAGTACTGTACTGCCTGTGCCGGTACTTGTTGTAACGCCTGTACCGCCATTAAGCACCGGCAATACGCCTGCAATCTGGCTAGCGTTAATAATTGACGTTGTTGTTTTTAACATTGTTAAGCCTAGATTAAAAATTCAACCACTGATGTTAAAGGCGGTGCTTCGCTAAATGTAACGTTGCCGCCAGCTATTGTATAGCTACTTTGATTTTGATACACGCCATTGATGTATATCAAACTAGGCGCAAATGAAACGGGGAAAACAGTCTGCACGCCATTGCCGGTAGCGTTTGCAAAGAGGTTGCCTGCGCTGTTAGGGAATGCGTTACCGTTTAATGATGTATAAATGGTGCTGCCATTTTTATTCATCACACGGATGCTGTAATCCACATTAGCATAAAAACGTGCTGGTGTACCGCTATTGGCCGGATAGCCTGCCAGCGTGCGAATAGGCTGCACAGCAGGAATTGTAAGCGCCGCATCCCAATACACCGCTATAGGGTTGCTTTGCGGGTCTAGGTTAGCCGCGCCAATCCAGATATAGCCATTCTCTAACGGTTGCCCGTCAATGTCGGGAAATATTGGGAATGTTGGCTGTATGCTGAGTGCGCTCATGTGTATGGTTCCGAGTTGGTAGATTATAAGCGTGATTGTTTTGACTTCAACAATTCTTCCATTGCTTTAATGGCGTTTTCTTTGTTTACTCCGCGTAAACGCTCTGCACCTTCGGCCAATAACTCAAATGCCCGTTGTTTAGCTCCACCACTTGCAATATCTGCGCCTGTGCGTAAACTTTGCGCCACTTGGCCTTTTAACGATGTATCAGCCGCTGCGCCAAACATACGATCTAATTCATTTACAAAAATAACTTGATTGATTACATCATCATCTATTTTCATTCCATATTTAGCTGATATTTTATTGACTTCATCCAAAGCATCAATCATGTTAGCCCGTGAGCCATAATTGCTTAACAATTTACGCATTGCAGTACCAAAGGCTTTATCAGCGTTTGGAGAATCAAAATCTAATTTTGTACCTGCCGCTTTTTGCATATCATCAAGTGCAGTAATTGAATCTGCATATTTTGTATTTGCTACGCGATAATTTTCAAATTGATTGCCTAAAGTCTGGTTTAGGTTTTTGCGTAAATTCTTTAAAGTACGTTCTGCTTGCGTAGTTAATGGTGATGCTAGACTTTTTTTACCATAGCTGACCTGTGTGTCAATAAACCGTTTGGCAGTATGTAAACCATAAGCATCTGGTGCCTTAGTAGTGCTTAAACGCTCCAAGGTTGCGTTTAAAATACGTTGCGCTGCTTTGTCTCCTTGAATGTCAGAGCCGGTTAATACAGCTTTTGCAACGCCTTTATCATCCATTACCACTTGTACGCCCAACTGGTTTAAATCATCAATAAATGAATTTATTGCCGGTTCATAATTAACTGGTTGTCCTTTTAATTGTGTTTGTGCAATTTGATCTATTTCTTTGCCTGCTTGGTTTTTAGTGTTTACCAAAAATTGCACACGATTATCTACTGATTTACCTAAAATATCAGCAGGTCTATTCATAGCTCTAAATTTTTCGCTTTTTTCACCCATTTTAAAAATGTTTAACATTTGCTGCATTTTTGTTTTATCAGCATCTGAAGCCGTTTTAATGCTAGCTATGGTTCCATCTTTCCAACCTTGTTTAATGGTTTCATTAGCTAAGTTATCCGGCACCACTTGCGAACCTGACAATTTAAAACCTACGGTTTCCACTGAATCAGGCTGTGTCAATAATTGCTGCTTTATGGCTTGCTGTTTTTCAGGACTAATTTTACCTTTGATAGTAGCGCCGATGCTTTGCAAAGACTCTTTAACCGGCACCAATGCCCTGCTAGTGCTAATGCCAGCCTGAGGTGGTGCCAAAGCCTTAGCTGCTGATTGCGCTGTGGCCTGTGTTGCTGTTTGTGCTGCTTTACCTATTTGCTTTACAAATGGCAATGCTCCACCGGCTACACCGCCTAACAAACTAGCTGCAATTTGACCGCCTGTGCCTGCGCCTGATTCTGCCGCCGCTTGGCCTGCTAATCCTGCACCTGCTCCACCTGTAACTTGCGCCAATGGTTGCGCTGCAATAGCACCGCCAACAGCCTTGCCTAATGGCGATGCTGCTGCGGCCTGTAATGTTTTACCTGCCGCCGCAAAGCCTCCGCCTAAACCTGCACCTGCTGCCGTTGTTTGTGCAATGCGCCCTGCTTCAGTTTGTACCCTTGGCATACCTGCTGCTGTTAGCAAGCCTTCAATGGCCTCTGTAGGCGTTGCAAACGTGCTGCCTGTAAGTTTGTTCACCGCATTAATAACTGGGTCACCTACCATTTGCGCTAATGCGCCTGCACCTGCGCCAGCTATTGCGCCAGGTATTGCACCAACACCGGCCAAAGGCGCGCCCATAGCTGCGCCTAATGCTGCACCACCGGCTATAGGTGCTAAACCACGCGCTGCACCTGCCGCAATGTCTTGCATCATGCTAGGTTCTTGCACTTCTTGCGCTGGTGCTTGCTCTGGTGTGCTTGACCGTATTTGTGCCACTCTCGCTTTTAAATCTTCCGAATCTGGCTGTACATCGTCAGGTATGTTGTTGATGGTAATGCCATCTTTGGTAGTGATTGAATATGGCATATCAATAATCTACGGTTACGTTACGTTGACCTGCTGCTGGTGCTGTAGGTACTTTATAATTTGGTGTTGCTGCTCTACCAGCTCGTGATTGTAATGATTGTAAATACATTGGTATAGCTTCTAATTTTTGTTTGCGTGTAGCCTCATCATCGGTATAAAGTGGCGTTAACTCTTGCAGTTTTTGTTCTGCTTCATCTTTGTTTACACCTGCACCAGTTGCCGCACGTAATAATGCTTCAGATAAAGAGCTTGATGCTTGTCTAAATTTTTCTCTATCTGTGCTACGTGTAAACCCACCAACCATACCACCAACTAAAGGCAATGACTCTATAAACTCTGCTTTTTCTGCGCCTGTTGGTTTTCCTGTTTTAGTATACATGGCGTTAAGCATATTCTGATATGCGTTAGTAGCTTGGTTTAACCAACCTTGTGCTTTGCGTTCATCCTCAGTAGCTGCGGCTACAGTTGTAGTTCCCGCTTTACTTGGCAATGGTAAACCTTGCAATGCAGCTTGAAAATCTAATTTTAAAATTTTACCTTCATCATTTAATTTGTTAGATTGCGCTACAGCTTGTGATGCTTGTGCTTTACTTAATCCAATTTCTGCATATTTTTTAGCTAAATCTGCATTGATTACTTTTTCAGCAAATTTTGATTTTGTTTCTTGTTCTTTAGCTTCAGCCGTTAATTTGCGAGTTTCTACGCCTGTCTTTTCAGCGCCTAAAATGCTAGTTAATGCATCTTGCCCTACTTTTCCAGCAACTGAAAGCATAGGAATTATTGATTGAAATACAGCATTAGGATTAGCATCAATTTGCTTTAACATGGCCTCATATTGCGCAGCTTCTTGCGGGTCTGATTCTTTGTTAGCGTCTATTTGGCTTTGAATAATTGATTTAGCAACGTCAGTATTACCACCACGAATAGATGAAACTATACCGCCCAATGTTTGTACTTGCTGTTTTTGTGCTTGCTCTGGCAATTGTTCAAACACACTTTTCATGCTTGTTTGCGTATCTTTGTCATATAAAGATGCAAGGGCAATAGTATCTAATAGGTTGTAATCTTGAGGTCGTTTAGTTGATAATCTTTGTTGCACATCAACTCTGCGCTGTTGTTCTGCCTGCTGTGCTTGTTGCTGCTGTTGCTGCTGTTGCAGTTTCAATTCTCGCTCTTGCTGCGCTTGTTGCCTTTGCAATTGCGCTGATTTAAAGTCTTGCATAGTTGCACCAAAGCGCATGCCTTCGGTTAGTGCAGATTGAAAAGGGTTTGCAGCAAGTGTACCGCCGCCGATTAAATAGTTAGGTAATGTAGCCATAATTAAAATTTAAACCCCATAAAGTCCATTTGACCACCACCACCAAGGCCGCTAAATGGATTAAAACCTCCACCACCTCCACCGCCCATAGCGTTGTATAAGCCTAGACCTGTGCCTATGGCTTGTGGGAATGCTTGTGCCTGTTGTTGCTGCCCTGCTGCTTGCCCCATAATGCCGCCAGCCTGCGCTTCGCCTTGCTGCCCCAATAATGTAGCCACATTACCGCCCATAGCTTGACCTGCTGTACCTACGCCTGCCGCTGATTGTTGGCCTAAACTTGTTAAACCGCCTAAACGTTCATACTGTTGATTGATAAGCTGGTTTAGCAACTGTGGCCTAAACTGTGCTAATGCTCCCTGAATATTTCCACCACGTAACCCGCCAGTGGCTGAGGCATTTTGCAGCATGGCATTTTCGCCTTGTTGCAACATGGCTTGCATAGCTGGTGATTGTTCAATACCTTGAATGGCTTGTTGCTGCGCTGGTGCACCGCCTAAACCTAAAAACGCTTGCTGCTGCTGTAATGCTGGTGCACCTGCTTGCGTGTACGGTTGCAATAGTTTTTGCGTTAGATCAAACTGCCTGCGCTGTTCATCTATTCCAGACTGTGCCGCTTGGGATTGTGCTGCACTTGCTTGCTGTGCTGCCTGTGCCTGCGCTTGTCCTGATTCTCTCGCACTTCCTGCTGACAATCCTGCAACACCTCCGGCCAATGCGCCCAATGGATTGCCACCACTGCCAATAAAGCCAGTTGCTGCGCCTACAATTGCATCTAGGAATCCCATAATCTGCCCCTTATGTTATTTCACGACCGCTAACCCGCATGGTTAGTGAAGTGGCCGAGCTTGCTATGGTGCTGATAAATGATGATGCTTCTAACACCTGCCCCACTAACTCAGGAAATGTATAGGTTTCATCGGGTACGATTGACCTGCTATCTACAATTAGATTGCTTACACCTGCCGTGCCGCCGCTAGTCACCAAGTTAACGCTAACCGTGATATTGCTTGTATTTGTGTTTGTAACAGTGCATTTATCAATAATGGCTCTGCAATTGGTAGCCGTATATTGCGTTGTTTGCGTAGCTTCTAGCTGTTTTGGTGGTACTAAAACCTTGACTGTGATGGTCATATCATGCCTTCGATGTTATTGGATATTGTAACAATAATGCCAGGGATAGATGGCGAAAACGCAGTAGCAGGAAACGATGTAATTTTAGTAGCTGTATCCGTTACTGCAAACACTATTTCCATGTAATCATTGTATTTCATGTTTACAAAATAGTTAACCGTTGCCAATACTTCTGCATTGTTACCTTGTATTCTAACTTGGCTGCATGAATCTGGTATATCTACGCCATTTTGCCTAAACCATACAAAGAACTCATCTACGCCGCCAGTGGTTTTGTCTAATTGAATAGAAAACTGTACGTTATAAATGCCATTTGTATCGACATAAATGCGTGATGCTGGTGTACCTAGATAAATACCTTTTGATAGGTTTGTAGTGTTAAATGTAATCGGTGTAGCTGTGTTTATAGCTGGTGCTGTTTGCGTAGTGGTGTTGTAAAACGCGCCATAGCGTGAGCGCTTGAATTCCCGCGGTGCCGGTGCTAGTGCGAGCCATTCGACCATTGGAGTGAGCTTAGCTACCGCATCTAAGGCTTGCTGAGCCTTGGTTTGTGCAATGGCATTGTTTATCTCGATGCTTTGCGCCAACTGTTCAATCTTAATTAAAGCTTCATTGGCTTTTTGATCTGCCGCACCGGTGTTTAACGCCAATGCTTGCGAAATGGTTTCAATCAATGACAATGCAGTATTAGCTGTGGCTTGCGCCTGCTCTGCATTGATCTGTATGCCTTCCGTATCGGTTAACGGTGCTATTTCCTCTACAATTTGAAACAACCGCTCAAACTGTTTTATCTGCTCGTGACTTTTTAAAAATGTAGCTAACTGGTCACGGGTTAGGTTTAGCTTTTGTGTAGCCATGATTAAAAGGCCAAAGGCTCTAGCTGCGCTTCCAAGCGTGCAAACGATAGGTATGCATCGCTATCGCCTTTGAATCGCTGTATACGCCAGTTGCGCATATGCCCTTGCTGAAACCATGCTAAACGCTTACCGGTGTTACCTATGGTGCCTACGCTGATGCTGCGCTCTTGGCTCCAAACCATGCCATCTACGCTGTAGCTGGTGCTTATTCTTGGGTCTTTGCCTAAAGCAACGCGGCCTGTTAGTGCCACCAATTCAAGCCGGTTGAAAATAGCGCCATTGCTTTCGTTGTACACAATCATGGTTCCAAACTCCCAGCGAACCTTAGCGCCATAGTGACTGCTAATAGTGGGGTCTAGGTAGCCTACTGAGTTAGACAAAGGGTCACCGATTAGCCATTTGTCGTATGCCCATACAAAGTTACGCGCCCGATATTGGCCAAAGCCTACGATGTCGCTTGTTAGCGTAAACCATACCTGAGTTTGAAACACTTGCGAAGATGCTATGTCGTAAACCATAGTTCGATCGGGCAAATGCACATAAAGGTATTGGTGTGATTTATCGTTGCGTGATTCTAGCTTTACGCCAGATAGCTGTGCTTCGGTGTAGGTTAAAAGCAAACCATCTATTTCTTGCGTGCTGATTTTTTGCGCTGTGGCATTTGCACCAAGATAGATACTAGGTGCTTCATTGCGCCCGCTGCCTAAGTAAGCAATAGACTCGTTGTAAACGCAACATGCAAACGTACCTATGGCACCCTTTTGAATCTGTGCGCCTTCAATGCGCTGAAAAGGGAATAGATCACCGCCTACGTTGTCAAATACCTCAATGGTGTGCCGGTTAATGGCATACACCTCATTGCGCAATTTGACCAATGCTATAACTGGGTCAGGGTCAACCTCAGAGCTGCCGTACTTTAACGGGTTGATCTGTGTAGGGTCATTTAACTCTGTGACAATTAAAAACTCGCCGTCGGTTGTCATGAAATAACCGTCAACCCAGCAAAAATCTATAACAGTGCCTAAATCTGGGTCTGTCACTTGGGTTAGCGTGCCATTCCAATAGTACAAACGCCCACCGCTGGCAATGGCTAAACGATCAAATGAATAATCAAATGTAACCAAGCCAGTGCCGCCAACATCGCCGAGCGTGGTAACTGCGCCATTGCTTGCAACGGTTACCAGCTTGGTACCCATAACGCGATAACAAACGCCCTGCCACTCAATACCGCCACGGTCTATACCAGCGCCTGCCCCATTGGCAACTAAGCCTTCAGCGGGGCTTAAATAGCCCTTGCTGATACCGCTATCAATAGGCACTGGTATTAGATTTACCGGATAGGCAGTCTTAATGTCTGCCGTGCTATCCGTAAAAATTCCGTTAAGTATTTGAATTTGCATTTTTTAAGCGCTCTACTTCAGCCGATAATTCCTGTATGGCTTTAACCAATATGGGAATCAGATTGCTTTCATTGTAATAGAGTTTTTCGGGGTTAGTAGTATCAACTATAACCGCCTCTGGCTCAATGGCTGCAATGTCCTGCGCCTTGAAACCGTACCGCACGCCGCCGTTGGTTTTTTCGCTCGCACGGTCAGTTCTGAACTGGTATGCGGTAGGCTTCAATTGCTTTACAAAATCCAAGCCATGCGGAATAGCTTTAAAGTTTGTCTTATCACGCGCATCTGATACTACTGTCCAAGGTACTTGAATGTAGGCATTGCTTATCAGCGTGTGTCCTATAGCAACACGGTTATTTTCAACTGTGCAATTAAAAACCGGAAAATATCCACCCTGATGGTATGCCGAACCTAGGAATACATTATAAGAGCCTGTTGTATTCTTTTCCAGCGCCCCCCTGCCTAACGCGGTGTTCCCCGTACCCGATGTATTACCGTTCAACGCCTTGTCGCCTACCGCAGTGTTTATAGAGCCTGTTGTGTTGAATTGCAACGCGGTTGCTCCAGTAGCAGTATTGCCCGCTCCCGTTGTGTTGCGCGACAACGCCGAAAAACCATTAGCAGTATTGCCGTTGCCAGTTGTATTTAACGTCAGCGCTTGAAAACCATATGCAGTGTTTTGGATGCCTGTGTTTTGGCTTAACGCACTCGATCCCCCGGCTGTATTTTCAGGCTTGCTGCCGCCACCCCTACCGAACCCAACTCCATTAACATAAAGATCAGTTGTAAATGCGTTAGACGCAGCAAGAATTAAATCTCCACTGCCTACTATAGGTTGCCCGTTAATGGTCTTAACACTGCCAATTTTGGCATTCCAAGATGATTTCTCCGCATCGGTTACAAACCGATTGCTTGCGTCTTGCGCGATAATACTAGCCGGATGGTTCGCTGGGTGTGCGTAAGTAAAGTTGTTAGCCCCCGCCGCAATGCCGTCAAGTTTAGTACGATCAGCACCAGTTGATAGAGTAGTTGCAGAGCCCGCATTGCCGGTAATTGTGGTCTGGTCCCCGGTATTTGTACCGCTTGCGGTACCTGTGCCCGTTGCGTAAGTTCCTGCCGGTTGCTTAGCATTCCACGCTGCCTTTTCTGTATCGGTTACAAAGCGATTGCTCGCATCCTGAGTGATAACGCTTGCGGGATGGTTAGCTGGGTGCGCATAAGTAAAATTATTAGCTCCAACCGCTATGCCGTCAAGTTTTGACTTGTCAGCCGCAGATATGAAACCGGCTACGGTTGTAGTAGCAACCCCATGCGCTGCACCAGTAGCACCAGCATGTGCACTAGGTGTACTCGCCGCAATAGCCGCTGCTTGGGCTGCGCTAGCTTTAGATGTAGCATCAGCGCCAGCTCCGTTCCAAGCTGCTTTTTCGGTATCAGTTACAAAGCGATTGCTAGCATCTTGCACGATAACACTAGCTGGGTGGTTAGCAGGATGTGCATAAGTAAAGTTATTAGCTCCAGCGGCTACGCCATCTAGCTTTACCTTGTCAGCGTCTGACATAAAGCCCGCCACTGTGGTAGTAGCGGCTGCGTGAGTGTGCGTAGTAGATGATTTACCATCTAGCATAGATTGCAAACCTGTAACTGTTGCAATGGCTTGCGCGCCTGTGTGGGTGCTACGATCTCGCAATTGCGCATCAGTAGCGTTTGCAGTTGCGCCAGCTTGTATGCCGTTTAACTTGGTTTGATCTGCTGCTGATACCGATCCTGTGGCGCCTGTATCGCCTTTAAGACCGCTGCTTGACCACTTGGTGCCATCCCACATAAGCGCCTTGCTAATGGTAGTGCTAAAGGCCAATGCGCCCTTATCGCTTGCGGTAAGCGCTGGGCTAGTTGCGCCATCAGCGGCTGCAATAACTGGCAACGATTTAAAGTTTAATTGCTTGGTTGACATGTAAGACCTTAATAATCAGTTTCAATATATAAGCTAGAAAAAGCGATACCTATCGCACTATTACTTGACCCTACCGCATAACACCCAACTGGGGCTAATAACTGTGTTTCTGCGGGTAAATTCGTATTTGCAATATGTTTAAATACTACGCCCGTACCAAGGTTTGTAAATTCAAAATTTACCTCTGTACCGCCCGGTGCACAAAACATAGCTAATTCATACATTTCCGTATAATCCGCTGCGCTTTTAGTAATGCCTGTATCTATCTTTGTTACCGTGCCTGTGCCGGTTTTGTGCATAATCTGATAGGTGGTGTCGGTAGCATCACATCCAACACCCAATACATTAGCAACAGTTGATGGATTAACGTTAGCTGGCGCTGTTGCAAGTGACGTAAAGCCTACAAACCCAGTTCTAGTCGTATTGGCGGCAGCGCCAAGTGATGGGCCAAACCTGCATATAAAATGAAATCCGCCTAATTTGCCACCTGCGGCACCTCGAAAAAATTGCAAAGCTGCCGATCTAAAACTTGCAACGCTAGTTGTTGCGGCAGTTGCAACGTTGTAGTTAACCCTGCGCATGGCAATTTGTATATTAGATGTTCCAACAGCCGCTGCCGCTTGGTTAGCCCCTGCTACAGTCCATGCTATGCCTTCAGTTGAAATGGTTATGCTGTTACCAATAGCGCGAGCATATGCAATGGCATTACGCGCAAATGACGGCTGCAAACTTGAATCTAACCCAGATGGCCCGATAAAAGCAGGCATCATACGCCCGCCTACCTTGCGCCCGAATACTTTAACTTTATCCGCTGCGGGTGCCGTTGGTGTAGTGTTTGCCAGTTCCAAAGGGTCTACAGCGCCACCACTACCGGCCGGTAGTAACCCGACTATAAAACCATCAATATCTATACACATGGCAACCCTTAAAAAATGCCCCCCAGCATTGTGGAGGGCATATGCTTTACATTTTAGCCAGTTACAACTACACGAATAGAAGCTGAGGCTGGTGCAATTGCGAAGCCAAGAGTTACTTGGTTAACGCTGTTACGCACAACATCACATTCTACGCTTTCGCCAGTTGCGACAAAGTAACATTGCACAGTTACGTCAAGGTTGTTAAAACCATGATTAACAACACTGTTAACAGCGCCTCCGACAGTTGCAGCGAACTTGCGAGCCACAACGCCTGTATCAATAGCAAGGGTATTGCCACCAATGCTAATGCCGGCACCGGCACTATAGGTTGTACCTGCGCCGATCTGGGCAAAGTCAAGACCGGTAGTGCCAACGGTAATACCGCCATCTGTGATAAGACGCCATTGGCTATCAGCCATTGTCACGCCTTCTTCAACCATCACGGTCAAACCGGCTGTAACTTCGGCATTGGAGTTTGCATCTTCAGTGCGAACCCATGCGCCCGAGGATGCAGCATACAAACCGTTGTTTTCGACTGCGGCTTGATTCTTAACCAATACACGGTCACCGTTAGCCAGGCTAATGCCGTCAACGGTTTGCAAGCCTGACAATGTAATGTCAGCGGTAGTGGCTGCACGTACTGATTGCTTCCAATCGGTGCCATTAACAGCTGCATCAACATAGCCTTTAGTAGCTGCATCCTGTGCGCTTACTGGGTCAGCTACGCCGGTCAACCGTTGGCCGTTAGCGCTTACAGCGGCTGTAGGGGCTGCGAACTGGTCAAGGCGAGTAGCTTGCACTACGCTAGCTAAATCGCTGATAGTGGCTGCTAACTGGGTGCCTGAATGGTTAGCGCGTGCGGTAACGTCCACATTAGCCGAACCATCACGAACCATCAGCTTGCCGGTAGTGGTGTTGTACCAAATCTGGCCGGCTACTGGTGAACTGGGGTCAGAGGCTAAGTTTTGAACTTTAGCGTTCTGAATTTCATTTTGCGAAAAGTCATAAGAGACTAGTATTTTCTTGGTCATAAAAGACGCTCCGGTTTAGTTAAAAAAAGCCTTCCCAGCGAATGGTGCCGAGAATTTAATTGTCAAAGTGTTAAGCCCTGTATATTGAACTTCCCCCTCAACCTCTGCTCCCGTGCTATCTGTAATCATAACGGCGGGATATTTACTCATGCTGTGCGTTACAGCCCATGTTGCTGCTGCTACAGTTTGATTGTGTGTGTAGTGCTTATCAGCAACAATGCTCGAATTTAAATCAATAGGCAAATTGGCAATTGGCACTTTGCCATTAGCGTCTAATGGTGCCTTTTTGTCTAACTCTGCCTGTATAGCTGAACTAATACCTACGGTTGCAACTGGGGTCGTAGATGCTGGTGGTGGTGCAGTTGGGTCTGGTGCCGGTGGTAATGGTGCCGGTGTAGGGTCAACAACGCTATATTCCACGTCATCGGTGCTAGCCAAAATGCGGATAATAATGTCCGAAGTGTATGGCCCTATTTTAGTAGGCTGCATAAACTTAGCCAATACTACCAACTTAGGCACTGAGAATGCGTTATCAACTCGATAAACTGTAGTCCATCCGCTATTGGTCAGAGGTGCTACATCTACGTAAAAAGTAGCTGTAAGCGCAAACTGTGCTTGCTGTTTTTTGGCTAGGAATGTCATGATTTAACCTATTCTGTACCAGCTATTTGTGGTCTGATAAAACCTAAGTTTAAAAAATGCGTTTGCATTTAATGATGTAGGTGCTCCAAATACTGCCGTTGCACCATTTAGGCCAATTGTTAAGGCTGTAATTTGCTGGGTAGTGGTTACGGTTAACTCTTGCCCATCGGCTGCTACGGTGTTTAGTGGCAGTGTGATTGTGCCGGTTGCCAGCGTGCCTGCCGGTTGTAACAGTAGCCAGCCGTTGTTACCGTTATTGGTTACAGCCACATTAAAGCCAGTGCCGGGCGTTACAAACTGAGTAAACACATCGGGGCTTGCAAATGTTTGCTGAAAGTAGGCCAACAATGCGCTTACTGACATTTTTCGCGCATCGCCATTGTTAGGCACGTAAACGGGAATTAAGTCACCGGCTTGAACTGTGCCAATGCTTGAAAGTTGGTTAATCGTTGGCATTTTGTCCCTTAATTAAACTGTATCTCACCATCTTGACCTGCTAACACTGGGTCAACTGGTCGATTTAAGAATGGATTGTCATATCTCCAAGGCTTATTACCTGCTCCGCTTGGTAACTGCCCTAATTGCGCTTGCATTGGCAGTGTTGCACGCGATAAGAGCGTATTGTAAGCATTTTTTGCAGTGATTTTAGTATCTGGCATTACTTGTTTGCCGTAACTAGGTGCAATGCGTATCGCCAAATTAGTGATAATAGTTTCAAATGCAGCGTCAGGTACATCTGACTGCGCATTTACATCGCTATATTGCGGACTAGATGGCAATGGATAGCCTAAGCGTATGCCCTTACCGTTCCACTCTGCCATCATTGCATCTAAGCGCCGCAATGCCGACTCTATTTGCTCTGGGCTAAGATCAAAGACATAAGATGCAAGGCCGATTTCCTCGAATGCGGCTGCTATAAATTGACGCTTTGAATAGCCCATGATTTACCCCAGTTGGTTAGCAATGTATTGCTGTAAACGTTTGTCACTCCACCGGCCATCGAATTTGATTCCTAACTCTGTAGCTTTGGTTTCTAATTCTGCCCGTGTTGGAGGTGCATTATCGGCCATTACAGACTCTTTTTCAGGCTTTGCAACACCTAGTGGCTTAGAAGGCTTTTTCTTCTTCTTAGGCTTTACGCTCAATGTTACCTTTTTGACCTTGAAAGCCTTATCGCCCGCGGCTTTAACCGCATCGTCAATGCTCAAATGATAACCGCGTTCTAACCATACCGCCAACATATCAGCATCAATAGCTGCTATGCAGTCGTAAGAGCCTTTGGTTGCATGGTGCGTATAGTTGCCCGGGCTTTTATAAACCAATGCGGGGAATATCATTTCTTTTTGCCCTTGGCTTTAGCTTCTTTTGCCACGCTTAATGCAATAGCAACGGCTTGCTTTTGTGGCTTGCCTGATTTAACTTCTTTGGAAATATTCTTGCTAATAGTTTTCTGACTATAGCCTTTAGATAGTGGCATGGTGTACTCCAATGTGAATAAGGAAAGAGGCCGAAGCCCCTTTCCTATTTTACCGATTACTGATTAAAAATCAGGATGCCGGACATTTCTGGCTGTTTGTTAACAACACCGAACAGAGTATCCAAACGATATTTAATGGTCATGCTGTCAATATCGTAGAATTTCTGCATTACCAACTCGATACCTTGCTCAGTGCTTGCGCGCATCACTGCAGTGCCAGCATCGGAAGGTACAGCATAACGGCCGGGCAGAATCTCCAACGCATCTTTTTGCCAGAAACAGTTAATGTTGCTTGCGCCGGTGTTAAGCCAGTTCAAAGGTGCGGAAGATGCACCGGTAACAATTTTGCAGTTTTGGTACTGCAAAGCTGCATCACTTGGTGCTGTGGTTGCCGAGATAATCGGTGGGGTAATAACCATAGTGGTGCCTGATGCGATAGCAACTACGCGGAAGGTCTTTAGCTGGCCGGTAGCTTGCTTAGTGATGTGATGCACTGCCTCTACGCCATCAATGGTAAACGCATCGCCTACAGCCACGCCTACAGTGTTAGACACTGTAATGGTTTGGAAGCGGTTGTCCACGTTGATCTGGCCGCCCACGCTGGTGCTAGTGGCCTCTGGGGTGTACTCTTGCGAACCGTTGGAGGTGTTGATGGTGGTTGCACCGCCGCCTGCAATGGCGATACGGTTTGCATAATCCATCTTGTAAGTGTCAAAGCCTGCCACCATACCAACGTATGAACGCTCGTATGCTTTGTCAGATTTAGCATTGCCAAAACTGCGAGTAGCTACAGCCAGATTGCCAGCTAAACCGTTATAGTCACGGCTTGACAATGCCAGGTAGCGGTCAAAGTTAGGCACGCCCTGCTCGTTCATAATCGAGTCGCACAATGCAATATCGTCATAGTCGCCGGATGCGGTAGCAACTGGCACGACTAAAGAGCCTTGGCTAGATGCCACGTTCATGATGGCAATGTTGATATCAGAGGCTAGCTTTTGCTTAGCTGAATCACCTAAGCGACCTTCTTGCAAGCTATCACGCAACTCTAGGGTTGTCATAGTCCACGGTACGGTCTTAGAGAAACCAAGCGTTGCAGGTACTGCGAGCTGGGTCATGGTCTGGTAAGACGATGAAATAGACACGCCGGGGGTGCTATTGATAGATTGGGCAATATAAGGCTGTGGACGCCAGATAGTGTTATTGGTGCGCTCCATAGTCACGCTGTCGGTGCTATAGATAGACACGTTGCGCGACAATACCAGAGCATCGTTAAAGCCTTCAAGGATGTTCTCAAAGGCGACGCGCTCTTCTTTGTTAAATGAATTTGCCATGATTTACTTTCAAATTAAAAATTAAATTTTAGCCGATTGCTTTTGCTTTTTGTACTGTACCACTTTTGTATAGTTTCCAGTCTTTTCAGCGTCAGCTCTCAACCGCTCAAGTGTGGAATCTAAACCGCCAGAGGTTTTACCACCATTGCTAGTGATTACTTTCTCAGGTGCGGGTATTGCTTTACGGTTTGTAACTTTCAAATCTTTCTCCAGTTTTGCGACCGCAAATGCAAACTTTACGGGGTCAGTGATTAAGCTCAGTTCTTTGGCCTTGATTGGATTTTTGCCTAGCGCATAAATAACCAATGCGGGATTGTCTGCACCTTGCAACATAACGCCTTGCTGAGTAACATTAAAGAGTTCCTGCGCCACCATTTCGGCGTCGTCGTAGTCTTTTACCTTTAGCTCTGCTTTGGCCTTGCTGTAGTTATCTAGTTTGCCCTGCCATGCTTTTTGCTGGGTCATAACTTCAGCTTCTTGCACTTTCGCTTGGTCTTCAACCTTGCGCTTTTGGTCAAACCATTTATCTAATGCAGACTCAAATACTTCAGCGTCATAATCAAAGTCTTCTAACTTTGGCTTTTTACTTAATACGACCGGCTTTGTCTCAGTCGCTGTAGTGTTCAGCTTAGCTTCAAGTTCTCTGATGCGCTTTTCTTTTTCCCGATTTTGCTTGCGCAATTCTCTAACCCAATCCGGTGCCGCTGCCGGCTCATCTTTAGGTGGTGCTTCCTCGCCAATAGTTACGACTACATCATCATCTACTGCGTTAGTTTGCTCTGATTCTGCGGTATTATCCACATCATTAGTAACATCTTCCGCTGCTTCGACAACCTCATCGGCTACTGATTCTACCGTTTCTGACATAAAAAACCCCGTTTAAACTCACCCACTTTATACGGTTGGATGGATACCGTTTGATTAGATTATATACAATTATATTTCGTTACATAACTTTAGGCGGTTGAATTAGTTTTTCAATCATATCTAATGACTGAGATTGTGTTTTTAAATCAATCCCTGATATGGTTTCCATGGTCTTAGCCTTGGCTAATTCAGAATCTGCCAATGTCTTGATTACTGTAGCCCGTGCCTGTGCTGCTTTGGCTTGTGCTTCCTCCGCCGCGGCTGCTAGGTATTGAGCGTTAGGGTCAGGCTGTTGGCCTTGCATCTCTGCTTGCAATTTAGCTGTCTCTTCCTCAGTTGGTTTAACCACGCCCATCTTGATTAGACGGTTGCGGAAATATGCTTGCACATCTTCCACGCCTTCGGCTTCCATGTTAAGCATAGCCATGCTGCCTAATACTTGCAACGTTTCAGGGTCTTGGGTAATCTGCATCATGCCAGTGATGGCCTGTACAGTTGCCGCCTTCTTAGATGCGCTCGATGGCCCGACATCGCTTACCACGTCAAAATTAGCCATGCTTAAATCGTTCTCTACCTCTACCATGCCATTCTCTTGGTTCAGCTTAGGCTTCATTAGCGTGACATTGTTAATGTCATTGTTACCGCCTACCTTCTTCATGCGCCGGCCTTCCTCAACATAAATATCCTTTGCAATGGATAGCCATATCTCGCCACATCGTTTCATCGCTTTAGCAAAATTTGACATGTAGATAAATGTTTGCATATCTAGGCGCTGCTGAATCATCTCCACTGCCTTGCCTGAAATATTGCTAACCATCTTCTCACCTTGCTGCGGGTTGCCTAGTATCTCCGACATATCCAATTCAGTTATTTGAAACAGTGCGCCCATTGCCGGTGGGATTACTGCTGACTGCGAGTAAGCAACTGGGCCACTGGGTAAAGTTTGGCCGTTAGCATCGGTTATCGGGTTGATAAGCAGGTATGGATAATTCTTGATGTTGTCCTCTGCCCACATCACCTGATGCCCTGCGATCTGCTCAGGGGTTAGGATAGGCTTTTGCACGCTAGACAATGCGCTAAGCTCACCCAGTTTAGACAACTGCATATTCTTTAAACGCTGTGCATCTTTAGCTAGGCGTACATGCCCCATGCAACGCTCTACATTGTCCACAAACCATCGTTTGCCATACACCGGCACGATAGGTATGCACTTGCCAGCAATGTAGCCACAATCCTCTAGGATGCGCCCACCGGACATGATGTACTTATGCACCTTCTTACGCTTAACCTTTTTCTGACGTATCTCACGGCTACCTGTGGCCTGTAAGGTTTCCTCTAGCTTCTCGTCATTGGCAAAGTCTGCTTCGGTGTAGCGTTCCTCTTCGCCCACCAAGTTTTCAAAGATGCGGATAGTCTCGTTCTTTTCCTCGATTTTGTAATACTCTGCAACAAACACCACGTCAGGCGTGCACCAATCATATTCATATTGGTGAATCTCTTTAGGCCAATCAGTTGGGTTGTCCTCGTATTGTTCTTCATAGGCATCGCGGGTCATGCTATAGATAACATAGCAATGCTGTGCGTCGCTTTTGTCTTGCCGCTTGCTTTGCAAGTCAAAATATACGCTGCTATCAGCATCAAAGATGGGCTCTATGCGTATGCGCTGGTGGTCGTTGTCGTCGTCCTCTTCGTCTTCGTAACATGTGCGCAAACGCCAAGCTCCAAAGCCACCGCCTACAGCTTCCTCGAATGCGTTATCGTATGCTTCATTTGCCACGCTGTCCTGTTCATCGGCGCGGTATAGACCTTGGCATGTATCGGCTAAAGTCTCATTAGTTGTGCCATCCTTGGAAATAAAATCCACAGTAACGCGGTTATTACGATATTCGTTAATGATACGAATAACTGCAAGATGCACTTTATTAACTTCAAAGCGCGGCTTATTCTCGAATTGGTCACCTAATGGCCCTTCCCATTGCGCACCGGCTATTGAATAAAATCTACGGTCTTGCAAACATTGCAAGCGTTCATCACGAATAGCAGTTTGTATTTTGTCAAATTCTGACAAAGCATTTTGATGCAACTGCGATAGTTTATATTCGTTTTTCATATTACCATTTGTTCATAGTAGGAATTAGATTGACTTTATCAGGTTTCTTAGTTGCCGCCCTGCGCACGCCTTCGCATGCATACCTAAGCGCATCTATAACGTGATTCTGTTTATCTTCTAACATTGGGATTATCTGATTAGTCAATGGGTCTTGCTTATAACTGTAGAGTGTAAGCTCGTCGATGGTATGTGTGCAACGTGGGTGGACAATGATATCGTATGATTTTAACCATTCTATGCCCTCTTCCAAAGATTTCGGCCCTTTAACTGCCGCCATTATTTTCGGATACCCGTTGCGCCGCATGTGGCTGATAGTCTCAGGCCGTGCGCTGTCTGCTATTAGCGGCCACTTCTCCGACTCTGGAACGGTCATAAATAAGTCAGGCGTGCTGGTAATCTCGCAGCCCACCATGTAAGCCTCATAATCCACGTACAGCGTTCTCCCAATGATGTGACAGCGTACTAGCACCGTAGGGTCAACGCTAAAGCCCCAATCAGCGCCTAGCCTGTGCATTGCATCGCGAGGTGCTTCAAAGTCCTCTATTTTCCAGTTCTTGAATACACGGGTCTCACTGTTGCGCACATACTCACCACGCCATACATGCATGTATTTATCTGGGTCACGGCGCTTGTCGTATTCCATCTCATCTTTAAGCACGACCGGAAACCACGGATTATTGTCGTAGTTAACTGGCAAAATGATTGAATCCTTTGGTGGAGTTGCACCACGTAGCAGGACATCTACCGGGTCAGTAGCCTGGCTAGGGTTCCATGTAAACCATATTTCAGAGTTAGGCTTGCGGATAGTAGGTCGTAACAAGTCAAGGCTTCGCTGGGATAAGCTCTGGGCTTCCTCTACCCACGCCCTATCGTATCCTTCCAGCGACTTGATAGAGTCAGCGGTGTGATTCTGCATACCTTGAAAGATAATCAAGCCTTGCCCGTTTTTGGCCTTGATCTGGGCTTCCTGCACCTCGAAGTAAGCGCCAGCATTAAGCTCCTGAATCTTTAACTCCAGCAGGCGCTTTACTGACTGCCCTAAAGACTTTTGAACCTCACGTACACAAACGCTGCGACTGTTAGCGTCAATAATGTGCGCCTCAATCATCAGCTCTGCGAACATGTGCGACTTGCCAGAGCCGCGGCCACCATAAGCGCCTTTATAGCGCGCGCGCTCCAGCAGAGGCACTGCCCATGCTGGTGTTTTAATCTGTAGGGTTGTCATGTTTTAAACACCGTTTTTCTTCTTTAGCTTTTGCTCTGCCCACCAGATAGCAGATTCAAACGCCTGTTCAGTTACCCAAGTCTCTTTTAAGCCTTGCTGGATTTCTTCCTCCGTCAGCCCAACCCATTCGCGCACAGGCTCCTGTTCAATGGCGGCTTGTGGGGCTGGTGCGGTCATACGATCAAGCAACTCTTCCGCGCGGCGAGTACGCGCCTCAATTGACCGCGAGCCGTCAGCCATCGTCACGCTTATTTCGTCCCGATTTGATTGGCGTCGATCATCTGTAAGCCGATAAAGCAATCCATCGGCTTGCAGCCATCCATCAGTCGTCACCGGCTCTTGTCTTGGTTTCTGCTCAAGTGCGTTACGCAAGGCGTCGATTGCCAACCTTGCGTAATCTGGTTTTGGAATCAAGTGCCAACTTTCTCCCAAAGCCTCAAGCGCCTGACGCGCTGCTTGTTCAAGTGTTGTCATACTGTTTTCCTTTTTATTTTGTTTAGTTACCGGCCATCTCTGGCCGGGTTGTTGTTTAATGCGCCAGTAATATTGCCTGAGTTAAATTGTCGCACCATGTGCCGGCGCTGTAATCACTCTGGCTATTGTCATAGTCATTCTCTTGTCGCACTCTAATGCACAAAACACTAGTTTCTTGATTGATAAACTCTACAACATATTCCAAACCAACTTTTTTTGCATTGTAACGATTACCATCGTTGGTTACTTCAAAGCCTGATTTGTTAAGTTTCTTGATTGCGCTGGTAAGTTGCATTTTGCTATCCTTCGTTGTTGATGGCTCTATTGTATCACAAAAAAACACAATTGCAAGCAGCAACGAAAAAAAGTTAAAATTATTTTACGATCACCCGCTCAATGCGCTGTATGGCAATGGGGTTTGCAGCATCTCCGGACACCTCCAGCTTGTCGCCGTACTTCTTAGGTGCCAGCTTAGACAATAGCCATCGCCGTGTATCAATCTGTAGCTTTTGCTTTTGCACCGCCCCAGTGTCCACGCTGCCATTTGCTGTAAGCGCCGGCGCTTGGTCTGCAATCTCCATGATTTGCGAAGCTATCAATTCTTGCAGGTCTTCCCTCGCGCGCGCATATTCTACCGCCATGGTTGCGTCATCATTTAACCAGTTATTAAACGTGCTCTGAGGCACGCCAGAGGCTACGCAAGCCTTGTATGCACTCATACCACTGCGCATGCAATTAAAAACGTTTGCAGCTATTGCTTGCTTATCTTCAATTGGCCGCGCTTTTGATGTGTGTGTTTTCGTGTTCATTGGTTCATTGTATTTCATATCTAGCCTGTGTATAACTTTTTTCTCTAGTTTTCAATTTTAGCGTTACGATTTCGACTGCATCGGTTGGTAACTAGTAACCCCCCTTAAGGGGGTGGTTACGAAAAGTTACCAAAAACCGCTACTTTTGCCCTTGGTAACTATATCGTTTTATTACGTTCAGTTACCAAGTTACCAAATTATTTTGTGTGAATAACTTGTGTATAACTTTTTATAAAACCCTCCAAATTCTAATTCCGTTCCCTTCTTTTCTGGCAATCATGTTTTTGCGGTTTCTTGAAAAATAGCGTTTTGCGGCTTGGATTGAATTGCTGCCATGAGTAGTGTTTTCAAAAAAAATACTGTTTCCAATTTCCATTTTTTCAAATGGGTATTTTCGCATTCCAGAGTTTTTTCCTATTTCAAAAAATGGTGTAGGTACTGATGAATCAATGGTAATCATGGATAATTCCTTTTGTTGCTGAAGTTCCAATGTTACCCTACTTTTGATTCATACGCAATATCATGGCGCTCGCTTGCACATCGTCTGTAACAATCCAGCCATGCTCCAAGGCTTCGATTGTGCCGGCCAATAGTAGCTCTGCTATTGGTTTATTCTGCGCGCTTGGTTTGATGTATTGCTTAGCTGATGCTGCGCTTAATGCCAAATGTTGCATCAAATAATCCACGAAAGCAGAACGGCTCAGGTATGGCAAACCATCGCGCAATTCGGCTTTAGCGCTCCACCAAGCCGCCTCAAATAGCTTGCGGTGTTTGTCTAACTTGCTACTGGCTTTGTTAGTCTCTGTAGCTGGTGCATCGGCCTGTACTAATATTGCACTGGTTACAACCTGGCCATCTTCGTCAATCCATCCTGCAATCTCCACGGTTTCAAGATTGGCATATATTGGCTCTGCCATCTCTGCATCTTTAGACTTACGCTGTACGATCTCCATTGGCTTATCGTCCTTGCTTGGTACTATGCTAATCTCAATGTCTAACGCACCACGCCATGCACTTGAACCGCGAGCGCGATGCTGCGCCTCGTCTGATACGCCGGTATGGTGTACAAGTATCACAGTGCAATTAAACTCACGCATAAGGCCTGCGCATGCGTCTAGCATGGTTTTAGCATCCTGTGAGCTGTTCTCATCGCCTAATAAAAATCTATGTAATGTGTCAACCGTTATGATCTCCGGAACGTTTGGCAATGCCCTAATATTTGTCACAACCCGTAAATAACCCTCTGGTGTGTTTAAATCGCATCCGTCTTTGCTTAGCCACATATTTAACTTTTTAACGCCGTGTGCTTGCTTCCATGCCGCTACACGACCACGCAAACCATGATGGCCTTCACCTGCTAGATACACAATACCTCCGGCCTTTACTTTGTGCTTATCCATCCATACACCGCCGCCACTGGCAATGCGTAAACACCAATCAAGCACGGCAAACGTCTTTCCGCCTCCAGATGGGCCATGCACCATAACTAATGCTTGTGCTTGTATCCAGTTTTTGACTAGCCAGCTAATTGGTGCAGGCTGCGCGCAAAAATCATCGGCTTGAATTAACCAGTCGCTAGCTGGTGGATTAAGCAATGCCGCTAGATCATGGCCTGCTACTAAGTAATCATTAGCATCCATGCCCACAATTGGTGGCATTACAACCCGCGCGCCATACTTTGCACTGGCTTGGTCAGCATACTTTTGACCTACGCCGTGACTATCGTTATCAGCCACAATCACAATCTCTTGCGTGACCCCTAGTTTCTCGCGCCATGCTTGCACGACTGACGGCAAACTACTCGCACTGTAAGCCACAACGCATGGCCGCTTTGTAATCTCGTGAATAGTTGCCGCGGTTGCAAAACCTTCGCCAACGTATAACGTGCCAGGCTCGTCTAACGTGCCAATCATCCAGAATTTACCCCCAGCCTGCCCGCCTGAGTGATACAACTTACCGCCTGATTCATCTATGTATTGGAGGCTGCTAAGTTTGTTATCTATGCCGTAAAGAGGTACGATTAAACGCCCATCGCCGGTTACTCTTGCGCCATGTGGCTGTATGCCCTTACGGGTTAGGTATGGATGCTGTGCGCTCGCTATACCGCCCTCAACCCATATCTTTTCCACCGTGTTTTCAGCCGCTTGCCGGGTTATCTTTAACTCAGCTTCGCGCATGGCTTTGGCTTCGGCCTGCCGGCGTGTGTTTGTCAACTGCTCTGCCATGCTTAAATCGCGGCCAATGTCAGCCCTAAAGTTGATAGCTTCGCCTGTGCGCCAATCTCCAAACTGTCCCGATGGTATGCCATCGCCATAGATAACGTACCAGCCGGACTTGTCGTGACCGCCTTCGCCCTTGGTGCCACTGCGGAAACGATGCAACTTGCCATCTATAGATAGGTCTGCTGGTGGTGTTATGCCGCGGTCTAGCATTGCATCACGTAGCTGATCTTCACAGCTTTTGACGTATTTCTGTGCAGGTTCCCATGATCCACCCAATATATGCGATATATCAGCCATGTGATGCCTTTAAGTAGCTGCTAATGACCTGCAGGGTTGACGGGTGAGGTGTAACCATGCCACGCACTAATCTATACAGTGTGTGTGGGCTAACGCCTGTATTTAAAGCTACCGCCCGAAGGTTCCGGTCTTGCAAGGTTTGTTTGATCTCATCCAGTGTCATGATGTCCTCTTTAAAAAAGTGTGAAAAAGTTTGCTTATGCGCCATATTGTATGCTACAATTCAGCCATGCAACGAACTGATCTCCAGAAGGTTGCAAAAAATGAAAGTGAACATGACAAACGCACAAATCAATGCAAAGTTTCTCGCATCCACCGATGCAGCTACTAAGGCAGCAATTCTTGCAAACATTGCTAAGCATTACGGCATTACAAGTGCAGAAGCTTATGACGAAGTTACCGACTCCGAAGCAGAGCATTTGCTTGACTATGTAACAGGAAAAGAACGGGTCGCTGCTAGTCTTTTGATGAAGCGCCACTAATAATTTACAAAAAATTAACCGCCCCGCAAGGGGCTTATAAAAGGAACCAACATGGCAATCAAACTTAAAACTACCAGCGGCCTTAGTGCCAATGGCGTAAAACTCTTAGTGTACGGTCAAGCCGGTGCAGGTAAGACTTCGCTAATCCCTACACTACCTAGCCCCATTGTTATCAGTGCTGAAGGTGGCCTGCTTAGCATTCAAGACGCTGATCTGACTTACATCGAGGTAAGTAGCATGGAATCTTTGCGCGAGGCTTATCAGTATGTAGCTAGTGCAGAGGCTAATCACTTTGCATCGGTGGCTTTGGATAGCGTTAGCGAGATTGCTGAGGTTGTACTTAACCATGAGAAAAAGGTAAACAAAGACCCACGCGCTGCATATGGCGCAATGCAAGAACAGATGGCCGATATTATCCGCGCTTTTCGTGACCTGCCTAAGCATGTTTATATGTCTGCAAAGTTGGAGAAAAGCACTGATGAAGTTGGAAAGATGTTTTATGCACCTTCCATGCCGGGTAACAAAACCGGACAAAGCCTGCCCTACTTTTTTGACGAGGTGCTAGCTTTGCGAGTTGAAAAGGATGCAGAGGGTAATACCCAGCGCGCTTTGATGTGTGATTCTGATGGCCTGTGGTTAGCCAAAGATCGTAGCGGTAAATTGTCGCAATGGGAAGCGCCTGATCTGGGTGTGATTATTTCTAAAATTGGAGGTGTTAAATAATGAGTAACTTTGAACGTACAGCCGATTGGCTTGCAGCATGTGGCAAACAACAAACCGAGGAAAACGTAAGCGTCCAGATTGGTTGCCAGTTAGAAGAGATTTGCGAATTTATGGCCTGCCTGCGTACAGATAAAGACGGTTATGCACGTTTGTTAGAACGCAGCATTACTGATTTGGTGTGGTTTGCTAACAAACTAAAAAACCGTGAAAACTTTGTGTATATACCTAGCCATTTGCGCGCTGATGCACTTGATGCGCTTTGCGATATCGAAGTAACTGGCAACGGCATTGCATCACTTGCAGGCTTTGAAAAGGATGAAGCCGACATTGCAGTACTCAATAGCAATGATGCAAAGTTGGTTGATGGTAAGCCTGTGATTTTGCGCGGTGGAAAGATTGGCAAGCCGGACGGCTGGACTGCACCTGATCTAAGTTACTACGTATAAGGATTAATATGCCTGATTTTGACGATTTAAAACTAATGGCTGATTCTTGGATGGCATACAAACAAGCCGAAGCAAATGCCGTACAAGCCCGCCGTGAGGTGGAAGATAAACTGTTACAAGCTCTGCAAATTGGAGCATTGGAGGGAACGGAAACCATAAAGCATGATGGTTTTATTATCAAGATGGTAGGCCGGATTGATAAAAAGGTTGACACTGCCAAGCTGCAAGAGTTGGCCGCTGAAGCCGGTTTATCCGATCATCTTGGTTCATTGTTTCGGTGGAAACCGGAAATAAACGCAACAGCATGGAAACAGGCTGATAACTCAATAACTACCCCGCTACTTGGTGCAATCACTTCAACACCCGGTCGCACATCTTTCTCAATAACTTTCAAGGAATAATTATCATGGCTTTTTTAGATCAAGAATTTAACGTTGCAGATATGCCTGTATCAACTAGCAGCTTTGACCCGCTGCCTGAAGGTTGGTACAACGTAACTATTGCCGGTGCTGAGCTTAAATCAACCAAAGCCGGCAACGGCCAATATATCGCCATCAAATACCAAGTAACCGGACCGACAATGCAGGGTCGAGTGGTATTCGGTAATTTGAACATTAAAAACCCGAATCAAAAAGCCGAGGAAATTGGCCGCGAACAATTAGGCCAGATCATGCGAGCTACTGGGTTAGCCAAAGTAACTGATACGGATATGCTAATTGGTGGGCAACTGGCTATCAAACTTAGCATACGCCGAGATGAACAATACGGCGATAGCAACGACGTCAAAGGCTTTAAGGCATTAGCTGGTGCTGTACCTGCATCTATGCCTAGTACGCCTTTTGGTGCTACGCCAGCGCCAGCCGCTGCCCCTGCTAAAGCCGCCCCACCTTGGGCTAAAAAGTAAAGATTATGGGGGGAAGGCGGATTCTGTAGCTTAGTTGGAAAAGCTGCCTTTCGAGGGCAAGTCGTTGGTTCGAATCCAACCAGTGCAGCGAGTACCCCCACCTATATAAAAAAAGCCCCAGCTTTAACACTGGGGCTAATGACAACAATGAAAGGAAACAGTATGGATTATACAGACTTTATTAAACAGAAAAGACGCGATGAAGTTGCTACAGGCCATCAACCTAGCAATTTAAACGAATATTTAAAACCTTTTCAACATGCCATTGTTTCTTGGGCTGTACGCCGTGGACGCTCTGCCATTTTTGCTGATA